TCTGCAAACCCGGCGGTCGTCACCGTCAAAGTTCCTGATGATGAAAATGTTTTATAGGCGTATCCCGTGTACGTTCCCGTGTTGGCATCGGAGTACACGGCGGCCCCGATGCCACTAGCGAAAGGGAGCATCACCCAAGTATTGGTACCTGTCTTGATCAGGTTGGCGCCCTTGTACTGAGCAAGGGTCAGCGGCGTGCCGTTGATGGTGACACCGACTGCGCCGGCGACCGTGACAGTGCCGGCCCCGACGTTCAATAGTCGAAGCTGGGTGCCGGTAGGCCATGCGACCGTGGCCTCGAGGGGCAGCGTCACGGCTACGGCGCTTGCGTTCGACAGTGTGACCAGCTTCGTAAAGTCTGTGAGCACGAAACTGTACGTGACACCGGTCTGTGCGTTCTGTGTCATGGCCAGCAGCGGTATCAGGTCGTCGACGTAGGTGGCAATTGCTAACGACTTGGCCGGATACGCCGATACCAGGTCGCTTGAGAGTACGTACGGGAGTCCCATGTCTTCATCCTTTCAGGTTAGGCCACTAGGTCAGCTGCAGTAACGACGTTGTACCACTGCACAGTCGGGTCGACGCCTGCCCATGTGAGGACGGCGCTTATCTCATCCCACCTGACGACCTGGTAGGAAAATCGTGGGTCAGACAGGCTGAGAACGAGTCTGTGCAGGCCCGGTGTGTAGGTCTCGGCCCATCCTTCGCACACACCAACGAAATCGTCAATCGGTGCTGGCTGTGGCAGTAGGTCGATACCGACTTTAGATCCGCTGATGACGTTGAGCAAACTGCCACGTAGTGGGTCGGTCAGTGTTTCAACGAGGACCTCGACCGACTGCACGGCGTAGCGTGGCTCAGACTGCGTGCGAATGATGTCCGATGCCCTCGACTGTGCATCGGTTGCCTCGTGCAGTTGCGTCGACAGGGTGAACGCTCGACGCCCGTGAGTGATGATTGACGCCGGGTCGGTGTCAGTTTCCGACTGATTCTGATTAGTCCCATAGATGACTGTGACGTCGTTCAGAATGGTCTGTGACGTATTGCGCCACACTGGCGACCACGCGACCGAGGTGTGTGGCAGTTCGACCGTGAGCGGCGCCGTGTCGACCCGGTCGTAAACGTCGGCCCAGATGTATGGCACGTCTGCCCAGGTATCAAGGGGGTCAATGTCGGCCCAATGCGCTGGGTTGTAACCGTAGCCTCGTCGGCTGTACGACTCCCACAGCACAGCACCGTCAGGTAGGTCGCACAGTGTGCCACCCGTTTGGCTGCCGAGCGCTGTGAGCAGGTCCAGCGCCGAGTAGCCACCGTCTAGCGCTGCTAGTGCCTCTTGCGTCATTAACGGGTCGCTGTTGTTTGTGTAGGACACGTTGGCATCGGTGAGAATGTTCTCGACCCGGTCGTTAAGCAGTTCAATGGCGTAGCCGGCCGCGCCGACGTATTTGAGGCCGAGCAGGCTGAGGTTGCCGATAAGCGTGACGTCAAGGCGCGCTACGTAGCAAGTATCACCGACGCCGAGTGTTGGTCCGTTTGGGTTGTAGTCGTGGGTGAGAATCGTGTCAGTGACTCGACCAGTAAAGCGCGTGACGCCGTACGCCTCGACCTCGACGATGTCGCTGATGACTACGGGTATCGACAGGAAGCCGAGCAGGGTCATGGTCGCGTCGCTGGGTGCTGGCGCCGCCGTGATGTCGTTTCGACCGTGGGACACCGTAATTCGGTACTCGACCCCCTCGAGGTCGAGGGCGACGCCGTTTACTAGGACGGTTGGGATCATCCGAGCACCGGAGTCGTCGCAGGTGCGCCAGTTGTGTATCCCGCTCGACTGTTGCTGTTCGAAATGAGTCGTTGTAGTGCCTGGGCAATCTGCTGCTCAGACACGGTCACCTGCTGCGCTGCTATCTCGGCTGCACGCTCGGCAGTCGCTGCAGTCTTTGCCGCTTGTGCCGCTGCTACTGACTCGGCAACCGCTTGCGCTATTTCGGCCTTCATGTTTACGCCAATGGCTTTACCCATTGACTTGCCGATTTTCTTTAGCCGGTCCTGCTCGAGTAGCAGTTCTTCTATTGTGCCGTCGACAAATCCTGTTGCGCTGTCAATACCAGCACCAAAGAACTCGCCGGACATTGCTAAACCTACGGTCGTAGCCGTATTGGTGATGTCCTCTAGTCGGTCGTTAAATGTCTGAACTAGGCCCTTATCGATCATTTCTTGAGCGAGTTTGCCGCCGACTGCAGGCCCTAAACCTGCGATTTGGTCTATCAGTCTTTGGTCGGCGCCGCTGGCCTGAATCGACGAGAGGACGTTGCCAAACCATTGCGCTTCGGCAATCTGTTGATCGAATGCGTCAAGGGTGGATATCCCTAGCTCGGCGCCTGTCTGCTGCGCAGCGCCAAGGTCGATGCCACCAAGCAGCTGCGTGCTAAGCGTGCTGGCGTATTCCTTGGCTGCTTTTGTGTTTCTATCTAGATCCTCTACTTGCTTGTCGAGTTTGGTCTGTAGTTTCTCGACGACGCCGCGCTGCAGGTCAAACGCTGTCGTAAGTAGGTCGGTTTCTTTAGAGGCGCCACCGGACGCGCTGGCAGTTTTGTTGAGGCTTGCGAAATAGGTGTCGAGGTTGCCCCCGGTTGTCTTCACTACAGCACCGCTAGCCGCTGCTATCGCGTTCCATCTTGTCGTCGCCGCTGTGTTCTTGTCGACCTCGGGCGTGCCTCGACCCATGGCCATAGCTGTGCGGCTTACGCCACCGTAGGCGTCGTCTGCTGCACCGCCCAGCGCGTCGTAGGCGCCAACCAACTGCAGCAGCGCGTTCAGGTACGGGCCCACCGTTGGCAGGCCAGAAACAAACGTACTGATTAGGTAACTGTTCGAGTCGGCTGTCTCACGTATCAGCGTGCTCAGGTCGCCCCAGTTCGGGTCGTCAAAGAATCGCTTACCCGCTTTCGATGCCTTGTCGGCTGACGTCACCATGCCAGCTAGCTCGACCACAAGGTCACCGACTGCAGCGCCCACGTCCTGTAGTGCAGGCTGTAGGTCCTGCATCGCTGTCATCAGGTCGCCGGTTTTGCCCTCAGTCTTTCCAAGGGCGCCTAGGAAACCTGCGCCGAAAGACTCCTGCAGTTCGCCAAAGCCAACGGCTAGTCGGTCAAGCTGGCCTTTATAGGTTTCGCTTGCGGTTTTCGCCTGCCCGCCAAACGTGCGCGCAAGGTCCTTGGTGATGGTGTCCATGTTCCCGGTCGCCAGCACCGACTTGTCAATACCTGCGCCTAGCCTGCTGAGGCCTGCAGTGTTGCCGTCATACGCCTTGCCGAGTGCCTGCACCACCGTGTCGAGTGACTTGCCGCTCCCGGCGCTAATATCCATTGCCAGCCTGAGCGTGCTGGTGGCTTGCTCGGTGTCACCAATAGAGCGCACGAGCCGGTCGAACGCGGGCCGTAAAGCGTCGTCCGCCACGCCTGTCTCACGCTGTAGCGCGTCGATCATGGCCTCGACCTCGGTCGTGTCCTGCGCTAGTCCGAGGTTGTCGAGCGTCGTCGCTAGTTTCTGCGCCGCTGCATCGTCGTCGAGGAACGCTTTAACACCGTCGACACCAAACTGCACCGCTGCGTAGCCGGCAGCAGCGCCAGCGCCGATCAGCGCAGGGCCCAGCATGCTGGACATGGTGTTGGACAGGCTGCGGGATGCATTGCCGAAACGTCCTAGGTCGGCCTCCGCTGTCTTGAGGTTGCCTGTGAACTTTTTTAGATCCGCCGCTAGGTAGACGGTCAGTGTTCTGCTCACAGTGTCGACCTATTCCACTTCGTCACGATGAGGTCGACGGCCTGCGTCCATTCGTGCAGCGCCTGCGCCTGGTATGGCCTGCGGTTTGCCATCCATCCGGTCCCGTTGCCAAATGCTGCATAGTCGGCCTGCGTGCCCCTAAACGCTGGGTAGCGCGTCATGTTGGTCGAGGCGCCACCGGAGTACACGCGCTTATCCTTGCCGACCTTGAGCGCTGGCAGCCGGTCGGATGCTGCGCGCACAGAGTCGGCTAGCTTCGGTCCCCAACCGCCAGCTGTGAGCGCTGCGGCTTTCCACGATGGCACCATGTGCCGGTTAGCGATGTCGACTGAGGCGCGCCGTAGTTCTCTGGTCGCTTCCTTTGGCAGTGTGCGCATATCCCGTAGAACTGCCCCGAGGCCCTCAACGCCTAGCTCGACGTATTTAGCCACCTCGCAGCTCCTCAATAATTGTTGCCAGTGTTCTCGGGTCGTAGCTGATGACTTCCGCAATTGGCCGGCTAGTCCTCATGGCTACTTGTATCAGGAGACGGCGTGGATCACCGTCTTCGTAGGGCCCGCCTGGTCACGCCTGTCGGTGATGACCTTGTGTTCCCGAGCCCACTTTTTAATGACCTTGAAATCTGTTGGTTCAGCGTCGACCAAGGTGCAGTACGCCGACAGCAGGTCAAGTCCTGCTGGGTAGGCCGTGACCTTGGCCTTGTCGCAGAAATCCCGGTAGTCGACTACGTGAATGGTGAGAACTGTGACCTCGACGGGCTCGGTCGACCCGTCGAGGTACACATCAAGTACGTCCCACATGACTACGCGAACACCAGGACGCCGGTAAGAGCTGCGGTACACATTGCCACGCCGGTAGCGTCAAACGTGGTTTCAGCAGACTCGACGTACATGCCAGCGCCCGTCCAAGTACCGGTACCACCGTCAACGACGACTGAAATGCCCGAGCCCGAGTCGACCACAGTCTGTAGCGCGTCGAAACAGCCAGTGTTGTCGTCATACAGGAACGAGAGCGATATCCCGCTGATTAAGTCGGTCTGGCTGAATGCGTTGCCGTCGAGTGTGCGCGTGCGAGTAATCGTCGAGGTCGACGTCACCGTGCCGCTCGTCACCTGGGCGCTGTAGTCGACGGCGGCCACGGTCACAGTGAACGTAGCGCCTGCGATTGAGGTTGCTGGCATTGTCTTACTCCTTCATCGATGCGGTTACGGATATTTCGACTGTGATGATTGAACCTTGGCTGCCTACGTCCATGAGCACGGGCGGGCCGATGCTCGACACGGCGACGTAGATAGGTAGTGCCGGAAGGATCAAGTCGATAGCGTCCTCAGCGTCGAGCTGTGCCGCGCTGTTCTTCCTCGGGTTGACGACGACCATCAGGCGCCACTGTGTTCGGTACGAGAGGCGCCCTAGTCGCTCAGGGATGACCCACGGGCTGTCAGCCATAATCACAATGCTTGGCGGAATGGGTACGGGTGGCGTAGTCGTATACACCTTGTAGCCGAGTCCGGTGAGGGATGACGCGATGGCTAGGCGCGCCTCAGTGGTTAGGGCAGTCATCCCACCAGCGCCCCTACGTTGAGATACGGCGCGATAAGCGCCGAACGGCTCTTCAGCAGAATGCTGTTAAGCCGGTACGGGCTCGCCTGCATGTCGAGGCCGACCGACTCGCCACCTGCAGCGAACCGCGCCTGAAAGATGTCAATCCCAATTCCTAGGGTCGCCTCTTTCAATGCTGCAGGTTCTGCTGCCAGCGCCGCCGCCGTAATGACCGAGCTCACTACGGCGACGGCTGCCGCTGCTACCTGGTCGAACGGGTCTGCCGCATAGGTTAAATCCAATGCGGTAGCCAGTTGCGTCCCGGTCAGCAGCGCCATCGTTTTACGGCTCGACTAGTCGAACGATGCCAGCAGGTAGGTAGGCCGCGGTGACGCCGTAACCGTAGATAGCGATATCGCGCCCGAGCTTGCCGACGTTCTCAGCGTTAGCCAGGCGTGGGCCGTCCTCAATCCAACGGGCAGCCTCCCCGTTGGTGACGATGGCGTGCTTGTCTGCGTCGCCGTCGAGCCACTTGGCGCGTACGACTCGGAGGCCGGACACGTTGACGAGCAGGCTGCTCGCCGTTGCGACGCCGCTGACATTCTGCACCGAGTACGGAGCAGGAAAGAACGATTCCCAGCCGCCGATCTCAA